TGCGTACACCGGCACAAAAGACCACACGACAGCAATTCATAATATTAAACAGGCAAACAACCTAATTGACACGGAAGATTGGTTTAAAGACAAAATGAAAAAAATTTGTAAAAAGATTGAAATTACGGAAAATTAGTTTATATTTGCAGAATAGAAAAACACATAGACGAAGTACGAACCGACTATGTGTTTAGTGGTTAAATAATAATAACCCTGATAGTTCGTACCTATCGGGGTTTATTTTTTTTATGGCAAAAGACCCAGCATTTTTATTTTATCCCGGCGACTATGTTAGTGGCACTATGGGAATGACATTTGAAGAAAAAGGAGCTTATATGGACTTGTTAATGCTTCAATTCAATCGAGGGCATATGAATACTCATATGATACAACATACGGTTGGTCACTTGTGGGAGCAAGTGAAATGCAAATTTATACAAGATGATGAAGGCTTATGGTATAATGTAAGGCTAGATTTTGAAAAGGATAAGCGTAAAACCTTTACTGAGTCAAGGCGAAACAATATAAAACCAAAAGAAAAACCTAAAAAAGAACCCTCATATGAAACGCATATGAATACTCATATGGACTCTCATATGGAAAATGAAAATGAAAATATAAATAAAGATATAATTAATAATAAAAGTAAATGTAATTTTGAAGAAGCCTTAGAGTATATTTCAATACGTTTAGGAACTGAAAACGGCAAAACAGAAGCCCAAAAGTTTTTTAACTATTACGAGAGCAACGGCTGGAAGGTAGGTAAAAACCCTATGAAAAATTGGAAGGCAGCAGCAAATAATTGGATAACTAACTCAAACACATATGCAAAAGGAACTACAAATAATCAGCGAAAACTTAACAAGCACGAACTCGATAACCTTGCCAATTACAACTACATCCACTCTACTTCCTATGGAGCAGGAGATTATGACAGCATTTTCGGGCGAGAGGATGCGGAGCATAAACTCTACAATATTTAAGCAGAACCTTGTTTACCTTATGCAGCTTGTAGGAATTATTAATCCGGGCGAAGTAAAACTTGCAATCTTAGAAGATTGGATAAGAAGTGAATACGGGAACTTTACAATAAACGAGATTAAAGTAGCGTTTAAGCAAATGGTGGCTAATGACTTTATAGACCACTACCAGAATTTTAGCCCTGCCTATTTTAGTCAGGTTATGGATAGATATAAGAAAAAAGCAAACGAAGTACGCAAAATGATACCACAGGAACGAGTAGAAGCAATACCTCACTTAACTGATTTAGAGATAATTGATTACAGTTATCAGGAGTATAAAATTCTAGAAAATAGAACATTTGATAAGCTCTTTAACCCATTAAGCGTATTTACAAAGCTAAATGCTGCCGGAATTAAAATCTGGACAAAAGAAGATGGAGCACTAGCTAAAAAGAAACTAATGGAAATTATAACTTACAAGGCTAACAAAATGGATATTTTAAGTGCTAAACAATACAGGGATGAGTGGACTGAACAATGGTTAAAGAACCAAGCCAGAGCAGTAGCGGTTGCGTTATTTTTTGAGGAGCAAATATTACAAAACAAAACAACATTCAAATGAGACACGGCAGTTTATTTAGCGGAATAGGTGGCTTTGATTTAGCTGCTGAATGGTGCGGTTGGGAAAATGTATTTCATTGTGAGTGGAACCCGTTTGGTCAAAAAGTATTAAAACATCATTTCCCAAAATCAATAAGTTACAATGACATCACTAAAACAGACTTCACTATTCACAGAGGAGACATCGACATCTTATCAGGGGGCTTCCCTTGCCAACCATATTCAAGTGCAGGAAAGCGACTTGGCAAAGAAGATGAGAGACACCTCTGGCCGGAAATGCTTAGAGCAATACGAGAAATTCAGCCGGAATGGGTCGTGGGCGAAAACGTACTCGGCATTGTTAATTGGAACGGGGGAATGGTATTCGAAGAGGTGCAAACTCAGTTGGAAATTGAAGGGTACGAAGTACAAGCGTACATACTTCCAGCTTGTAGCCAAAACGCACCACACAAAAGAGAGCGTACTTGGTTTGTTGCCCACTCCGACTCTGCAAGAATTTACAAACAGCACATTCCCACCAAGCCAAAAGAAAAGATTGCACATAGTAGGTTATTTTTTGAGAAAAGGGATTTCTCCTCATTCCCTACTGAACCCCCAATACTTAGAAGAGATGATGGGATTTCCGAAAGATTGGACTCTAAAACCTTTTCTAAATGGAGAAACCAATCTATAAGAGCATACGGGAATGCTATTGTTCCGCAGGTTGCTTATCAGATTTTTAAAAGTATTTGTTTATATCCACAAGTTTAGTTTAGTTTTGTAATATGACGGCAAACGAATTAACCAAAGAAGCAATTAAGACCTTAAATAAAAATGGAGCTTTTGTATGGCGAAATAACAATTTAGCCGTAAGAGGTAGAACATTTATAGGACTTAAAGGAGTTCCAGATGTAGTAGGCTTTACTAATCAAGGCATAGCCGTATACTGCGAAACCAAAGCAACAGGCGACAAACTTAGCACTTATCAAATATCATTTTTAAATTTAGCAAAAGCATCAAAATGTTTATGCTACATAGCAACTGAGGAGAACGGCAAATTATCATTAAAAGAGTATGAACCGGAATAGCATTATAGTTCAGTTGTGGGATAGTAAAGAACTAAGCGACGCTATCAGTAAAATGCAGCCAGAGGAGTTGCAGGAAGATTTACGCAGCGAATTATTTAAAGTGCTATGTGAAATGGATGAGGATAAGCTAATTGATATGCACAAACGCAACGTATTAAAGTTCTATTTAGTTAGAACAATGATTAATATGATGCAAAGCAATACGAGCCAATTTTATAGAACTTACAGGAAACCTTTGAATGCAGAAGTAGAACTGCACGATAGAGATGAGGAGCTGCTGAATAGAGTAGAAGATGAGTTAAGCAAACTGCATTGGTTTAGTTCGGACTTACTTAGGCTTTATGCTATAAACCATAACTGCAACGCAAAGGAACTTAGTAGGGTTACAGGCATACCTTATATGACAATCCACAGGGTATTGAAATTAACTAAGCGTGAACTTAAAAAACAATTACGAAAATGATACTAACAATATTAGCAGCTATAAGTTTTTCTTTATTCTTTGTAGAGATACACCAATTTCATAGGAAGTGGAAATTAGATTTCAAGCCTTTTAGCTGCACGAGTTGTTTAGCAGCTTGGACAGGTTTAGTTTTATATTTACTACCTGCAATATGTACAGACGTTATTGCGTTTGTATTTATACCGGGTGCAGTTGCTCCAATGATTTCAAAAATAATGTGGAACTTATGGAAATAGAACATAGAAACTATTTAGACCTGCATAGACCTAACTATGAAATGGTCCAGAATGGTTATGTAAGAAATATAGATTTAGACATCTTAAAAATGTACGAGCATATTTACCGAAAGTATATGAGCCCTGATTTCATATTAACAGTATGGTGCAGCCATTGTATCTTTGATATGATTAAAAGGCTTTACGAATGGTACGACTCACAACCTAAAAATAAATAATGGCAAACTACATCCACCCCACCGCCATCATTGGCGATAACGTAATTATCGGAGATGGCAACTACATCGGAGCTTATTGTATAATAGGCGACAAAGCAGAGCATAAGAAGTTCTGGCAAAAAGAAAAAGGCAAAGTATACATCGGAGATAACAATGTTATCACAGGGCTTGTAACTATTGATGCCGGAACTGAGATAGATACATTTATAGGGAATAGTTGTTTTATAATGAAACACGCACACATCGGACACGACTGCCAAATCTTTGACAATGTAACAATAAGCTGCGGAGCTAAAATAGGCGGTCACTCAATTATTGAAGAAGGTAGTAATATAGGACTTAACGCAGTTCTGCATCAGTTCGCACACATTGGCGAAAACTGTATGATAGGAGCAAGTGCTTTTTTTAAAGGAGAGGCAAAAGCAAATACTAAATACGCAGGAGTTCCGGCAAGGGAAATAGGCTCAAACATAAGATAAATGAAAGTAGCAATCTTATTACTAACACAAAACAGGCACGATTTAACGCAGCGTGTAATTAACCAAAACTTTTTTAATTCTGGTTATAACGCGGATTGTTTTTTAATAGACAACGGCAGCGACACGCACGAAAACTTTAACTATCCGTTTGCCGGATATGATTTATCAAAAGAAAAGCGAGGCATAGCAGCCGGAGTTAATGCAGGGTTAAGGATAACTCAAAACTATGATGCGGTTTGCTTGTTAGCTAATGATATACTATTACCAACCAATTGGCTGCAAAATTGGGTTATGTTTTCTCAACGTGTGTCAAAAACTGGCATAATTGGAATATATTGTGTAGAGGAGCTGCCACCATTAGTAGACGGG